CCCACCTTTGTCAAAGCTGGGTCAAGGTACGAAATACTTCTCGCACCTTTACGCCCTTCAATGAAATATTGAAGGAGGTCTTTCCAGTCGTTACGCCTCTCTACTGTCCGCGTCACTTGAATACCTATAACACGGTACTCAAGCGTTTGATGCTCCGCATTCCATCTTTTGCCTCTCGGCATCAGTTGGTTTGCTGTGTTGAACGTAAAGAGACGGACACACCCAAGGTTACTTCGTGTAACTGGTAACAGTTTTACTAGTGAAAGTGGTACTCGGTTGTCCATCCATTCGGATAGGCACCACAGTCCCATGCGGTAGGCGTTATTACTAACTTCTACCCACGAAGGTAACTTGGCGAGGCCCTGACCCTTGAGAAACAATGAGTGAAGATACAGAGGGGTCACTTCGTACCCTTTATATGCATCCATACCACACGATTCACGGAAGTATCCGTGCTTATGTGTTTTGGACTCATTGACCTTCAAGCCTAGTAAGGCAAGAAGCTCCTCAAGGTAGCGACATGCACGCACGGGGATAATGATATCATCCCCGAACACCTGGATATCAACAGTGGCATCAGCCATCCGTTGATAACTGCACTCTTCCGGTTCGAGTCCTCTCTCGTATAGTACAGCTGCTAGAGCAGCACCTGCATACACAAGAGATTGAACAGGAAAAGTAACAGCACTACCCATCGCGGCAAACTTGCTCAGATGGATAGTCCCATGATCTGGACCGCAATCTACAGCTGTAGTCCGAGAGGAATACAGTGCAAACAACAGATCGGTGTTGTGACGAAAGAATCGTTCAACAACCCAACATGTTAAGCGGTCGGAGGCTGCCGACAAGTCGACAGTTGCTCTATCACCATGTTTCGAGGCCGATAAGGCCTGTACTCGTGATGGTTCCTGATCATGGAAATTAACCATACACCGCCCGAATTCAGTCATGTTAGTACGAAGGTACTGCATGACTGCCTGCTGGCAGTATTGGTTAGCTGTTGGCTCTGACGCAATAACTCTAGGCTTCGATAGTGTCTTTGGGACACACATAAGCTTCGAAGCTTGAGTTACTCCCCAACTATCGGGTAGGCTGTCATCTGCACAATCGTGCACGTGACTCGCCCAGCCGTTCGGAGGGAATACCCAGGATAACTTCTGGGGCCAATTTGGAAAGGTGTACTTATCCTCTCCAGTTGACAAGTCAGAGACCGCACCGGGCCCATGTTTTGGTCTGTAGTCATCCCAGTCAATATAACGTGACTGAGGGACGATCCACCGGGTAACATAGTCAAGTATCCTGAGAAGACGACTGGTTTCATCCAGTTCGGAGAAAGCGAGTTGCTTTCTTGAGTAGAACTCAGACTCGAAAGTCTGAGGGTTCTCATCATTCCAGGGTAGACTAGGCCAACGGCAATCGTTGTCAGTATTAACGAAATCGCTAATAGCTGACTGACGCGCCTTATCTGTCGCATCCATCTCAACCTTCTTAAAGAGGTACAAGATAGACCGTGTCAGAAAGACGACAGTAGGGTCGGGGTCAATGAATGCCCCTTCCTTCCTGAACGACCACTCTATAATCGCTGAAAAGAGACAGCGATCTCCATCACGGAGCGAGTGGGGGACCATCTTCCAATCAAAGTACTCGGAAGATAGACCCTTATCGTAAAGCTTGCCAAGAGTTGGCAAGTCATCCATGATGACAGTGAGACCTCTCGAGGCTACACGCCTTTTGAGGATCTCCATGTCTAGGAGTAGAGAAACATGGTTGCATGTCGGCAATTCTCTCTTTACGTCGCGGAGAAGCGCGTAGAGAGGAGATAGGGCGACATGCTTGTTCACGTTGGACATATTGGGTAGCCTTTCTTAAGGGTTACGCAACATTCCCCTACATCTATCAAGTACCGGTAATCTTACGATTCCCGGTTTAGAACTTGATCCTGCACACCAGACGACATGAACTCCGTAAGGAGCTCATAGGTCGCCTTCGAGGACGGATTGACCTGGATTCCATTCCGGGTCTCAACTACTGTCCAAACGCGTTCGGTACGAATCAACTTACCGTCGACGTTGGAATAGTAATTGATGGTGATCTTCACCAAATGCGACTCGACACCAGGCACAGTTCGATCTTTCGGGAACGTATGGCTCACTTCGAGCTGAACGTCCCGATCGGTCGAGATCTTGCCGAAATAGGTGGAGCGGTAGGCATCCTGATTCACACGAGTCAGGGTGAGGGCCTCAGCGTTGTACGTGAGGGCGTAGGAGTTTGCAAGCATGTGATGTACTCGTTACACGTGTGTCTTTCTAAAGGACACTACTAGTTACAGTAGAGATTGAAGAGCATTGTCGCTATGAGTAGCGCCGGCCACCATTTCTGGTGAAAAGCGCAGCGACAAGGAAGTTCAGATTTTCAAATTGCTGAGGTTCTAGGAACTTCAGGTTTGGAATCTGAGGGGAGGGATCACTCTCAACATATCGCTGTTTGCGAGTATGTTTCGCTTTTAGCGGAACGTATGAGAGATCTCCAGACCAAGTCTTGTTGGATCCAGGCTCCGGAAGGAGCCTCTGGAATGTACCTACCAACTCTGTTTTGTCCTCCTGCATGATGCAGATGGATTGAACAGCGTATCCCGGTATCCGATTACCTGTTGCCGCGAGAAAAGTTCCCACGTCAAAGAAGTAATCGACTAACCAGGACCAAGGTAGAGAGTTCCAGAGCGTAATGGTGGGATCGTCGTTGAATGCCAAATGAAAGGCATCACTTCGAGTCCACCGTGGAGGCGGCGTATAAGGTGCCGCGTGAATAGTATGTCGCTTGATCGCCCACACACGTTGTGTGCATCGGCGCTCATAGGTTCCATAAACCATGGAATTAACGGCATACCAGCTACTGGTTGAACCAGTAGACTTCTCACTCAACTTAAAGTGCTGAGTGACCACTTTACGCTTCAACTTGGTCAAGTTACCAAGACGGTTGTCAATTGCTTCTGCAATTCCCAGTACTTTCTGGAGATCGCTAAGCAACGGACCCCATCCAAACGCCTGTTGGACCCCTGCTCCAGCTGCCTCAGAGGCAGCTTGATCAGCATGTCCATAATAGTCCACCGACTTGGGTGGAAGCGCTCCAACCTGAGTAGTAGTACCAGAACCTTTAGTTCCGGTAGTTTCATACTTAGGTTTGAGGCCAGGCTTGAAGGCATGCAAATTAACTGCTTTATGCAGAAGATGAGCAATATCCTTCAACTCCCAGATAGCGTTCAATAGATCGAGATCTGGTCGGTTTGGATTGCCACGAGAAAGCACCTTGTTGATGTAATCGCTAGGTACTCCACCGTAGGCAAAGTTCAATCGTGCATCCATGGGATCGATGATCCCAACGATGGTATTATTGAACCTATATTGGTAACCATAGCTTACCGAGGG